CTAAATGATTTAAAAGACTTTGAGAAATCTCTAAGAAGTCATTATTTACTTCTATCTGTCTAACTCCATTAGAGATTGTTACTACACTCGCTTGTTCTTTTGATAATAATATCTTTGCGGCAACATCGCTAAAAAAGTATGGTTCGTTAATAGATATTGCATGTTCAACCATTGCTTTTAAACAGATTGTTATTCCTCGCAGATCACATTTTGATAACTGAAATTTCAATTCGATATACTCTGCCTTATATAGTATTTTTTTCGTAGAAATTTCACTTTCATCTTTTATTTTTTTTATATCCTTTGCAAAAGATTTGCTGACTTGCTTCACTTCATCTTTAACCTTCTTATCTATTGCAATCACATTCCAAATCTGCCATCCGATTAACATAGTCACCAAAAGCGATAAAATCCCTACTATCACCCCGATATAGTCTATACCTAGCTCCGGCGCGGATGGTAACGAAACGCAAATAGCGACAACACTGCATATAATCGCAGCGATCGACAAACAGTTGCTCCAATATGATTTGATTCGGTTTTTCATGTTTAGTTCGATTTAGTGGTCGATGACACTTGTTTATTTGTTGGTTGCTTCTTCTTTGGATGAGTAGCAGTCGGATTCTTTATACTCTTCATCTTTCCAACTGCTTCGTGCTCTTAAAGAGTAATATATACCATCGTTTTTGACATTAACGGACATAACTTCTAACTTTTTCGGTTTACCGTCTTTTAGAACCCATACACTATCATCAATCTTGTATTTATTTTCTATTTTGCAATTTTCTGAAATAGAAAAATCAAAAACGGCTTGACTATTATTGTAGCTATGGGGCGTAGTTCCTTGATAGAGGAAACAATATTCACCGGGTAAAATCGGCGTTTGTGGTGTTACTCTAAATTCTGTTTCATTTATTGCCTCAATGTTGCAAATTACAATATCTTTGCTTTCCACTCCGGCAAAATTACCTGAATATAAATCAATTTCCCCAGTCTTTAACTCTCTTTTCCCCTTTTTGCTTATCAACTTTACTAATACAAATTCATGTGGAGAAGAAGCAACGGTAAACCGCCAATTAGACGCCTTAGAAGTATTCTCCATTTGTTTTGTGTTATTGAAAAAGAAACGAAAATCTGGTATATTTGTTTCTATGATATTAGTAGAATGTTCATTTGATAACACTGATTTTATTTTAGTATTAGTTATATGAGGCGTTACTTTTGAACCTAATGTATTAGTTTTGGCGTTAGAAATAGCCGCAGGAAATATCTTTTTAAAACCGTCGTTTTCTTTGAAATATATTCCCGTTTTAATGCTTTGCTCTCTTGCTTCTTTATCTTCGCTTCTTTTATTCCGTTGCATCATCGCTACAATAATATCATTACTTACTCCTTTTTCTTTTAATTCTTTTAGAGCTTGTATAGATGTATCAAAGTTATTTTTTGACGTATTTATTTTAGTTACTATAACGTCGTTCGAGAATCCAAGTTCTAACATGTCGGTTATAGACTGATTTGTTAATACTTCATCTTGCGCAGATGCGATAAACGGGAAAAATATTAATATTATTCCTAATAGCAGCTTTTTCATATTGTTTTGTCTTAGTGATTTATAATATGTTTTTGATTGATAAAATGTTCTCCACAATAAAAAGATGAATAATTTCCCGTTTCGGTAAATCTATATCATCATAGTCTGGATTCTCACTACGAAGCAGGATTAAATTATCCGCATCTTTAGGATGCCTACGAACTCTTTTTATAAGCCTGTATTCATTCGTTATGATTAAATACACCTGTCCGTAGTTGAAATAATCCCAACTCTCAATCTTTCTAATTACTACCCTGTCGCCCGAAGCTATTAGAGGTAACATACTATCGCCCGTAGCGAATATAATCTTTGAATCCGGGTTGATCTCCGGCGCGTCTATACTTCCTATCACTTTTTCGTCTGTAAATTCTATATCTCTACCACTTAGCCCGCAGGTTGCGTCTATGTCGTATATTAATGCTCCTTTTCGTTTTGTTGATACGGCTATTTGCGGAATTGAAATAATCTTTTCGCTTCGCTCTTCGCTTTGGAGCATTTCGCCTATGCCTGTCAATAGCCAATTAGTATTTAATTCTGGATATTGAATAGAAATTCTATTCAATACATCGTTGCTAATTCCTTTTGATATATTTTGAATATACGAATTAGAAACTCCGATTACATCTTGAAACTTTCTGCGGCTCAATCCTTTATATCTTATGAAGGAATCGAATCTTTCTTTGATTTCCATAACGTATTTATTAAATCGTGTTAATTGAATAGTAATTTCTATTCAATAATGAATAGTATTGAATAGATATATATATCTTTGTCGCATCAAAGTTAATCAATCAATCAAGAACTAACAAATAAAAGTATAGAATTATGAAAGCAACAAAGATTGTAACTCATTCAACGAATCCGAGTAATCAGGTGTCGCATTTCTCTGAAGGTAATCAAATAGTTCCTGTAGAGAACCCCACTTCCGCATATCTCCAAAGTGAAGAATTATTTTCCATAGTGAAGGATTCTCTACAAACAAAGGAAACATCTTTGCAGCAAGTACATTATAATGATCCCGATAATATATCGGCTCGGCTAGGGTTTGCTCCCATAGTGCTAGAAATCCCGGACGAAGTGCATCGGAAAATAGTTGAGATTGCTTTGGAGTTAAATCGTGGAGATAGTTCTGGAGAGCGGGGACGTATCGGAGTTTAATCGGATCATTACTGGTACTCCATTGGGTAGATAGTTGATGAAGATGATACATAGAAGATAACTCACAAATCGATTCCTCAAACCAAATTAAACCTATTATATCGTCACTCATCGCCCCGTTTATTAAATGATGACAGTACTCGTGAGCGAATTGATATATCCACTGACACCAATAGTCTTGACTGACATGTAAAAAAATCCATCTTTCTGACATTATATTGGAGCATCTAGGATTAGTATTAATATAGGTTATACGGCATGGGGGGACACTAGATGGGATGAGATTTAAATATTTTGAGAAATTAGAACTGATAGATGTTAGCAACTCATAAATTATCTTATGGTCATAATTACCAAAATTGGAGTCGTCCGATATAGAAAGATTAGGAGTAATTTGATAGAATCGCATGATATTAATTTTAAATGTAACAATGCAAAAGTAATGAAAGAAAAGATATTCTTTATGATATGATGATAGTTTGTTTAATGACAATTTATCTTCCATTTAAGAAATGCACTTTTCTCAATAAATAATTTACATAATATACACGGCAATGAACACAACACCAATTAAACCGACACTGCAAGCGATGGAAGTAGGGCGACAAACCTACTTCCCCCGCAACCGCAGAAAATCAGTAAGAACGACCGCATCCGATTTAAAAACCGATGAAGGAAAGATTTTTAAAACTTGGATCGACGGAGATAACATTTATGTTGAACGCAAAGAATAGTACGACAATGGGACGAACTAGAGTAACCGGAAAAGTTGAGCCAATAGTGAAGAAGTGGCTTAGTAAAGACGAAGCAAAATCCTATATAGGATGCTCGGATGATTTTTTGAGAACGTTACGGGAAAAAGCTCTCATTTCTTTTTCTCAATTTGGAAAAATGATCTGGTACGATTTATCGAGTATAGATAGATTCATACAGAGTAATAAGGTAGTATAAAACAAACACCATGCTAACACTAAAACAAAGTCCCGTCGCTATTATCTTAATGCTTTTAGCGTGCAGCCTCGCAGAAGGCGAGCCGAAGCCGGGCAAATTAATCATCGCACTATTGATCGTATTTATCACGGTTATCTATGTGCTAGTCTGTAACTATCTAAACACGAAACGACATGGCGGCGAATCCTCAATGTATCGGTAATTGCCGAATTTGTACGGTTCTTGGCGCGTGTCCTTCTGATACTCTAGTTTGCGAAGATTGCGGCGAAGAGATCGAACCGGGCGAAGAGATAGAATTAGAGGTCGAAACGTACGAACGTGGCAGACATGGCACAAAGATAATAACGGTTTGCGCTCGCTGTTACGAATCGCTTTATCAAGGTGGAAACGATAACTTTTAAACAACACGATAATGACACATTGGAAAACTCAATTCAATTATGACTATCTAGGCGCTTACAGCCTACCGGATGGAAAAGATATAATTCTCACCATCCGCGAAACGAAAAAAGAACAAGTAGTCGGCGCGTCTGGAAAGAAAGAAGAATGTTTCGTCGCTTATTTCTTCGAAAATGTGAAACCGATGATCCTCAACCGGACGAATTGCAAAACATTGACGAAAATTTTCAAGAATCCGAATTTTGAGTCATGGATAAACAAGCAAATCCAAATCGGAGCGGTATTAGTTGACGCTTTCGGCGAAAAGGTTGATTCGCTTCGTATTCGTCCTTTTCTTCCGAAAGTAGAAAACTCATTGCCTACGGTTGAGACAGGATCGGCAATCTGGAAAAATATCCTCGACGGTCTGGCAGGTGGTTTTACGGTCGCACAGGTACAGACGAAATATAAACTAACTAAAGAACAAATCAAAGAATTAGTAGCACATGAAATCAAGTGAACAAAAAGAAATCGAATGGAAGGAAAAGAGACGGGGCAAAATAACCGCCTCTACGCTTCCCGACCTGATAAAAGCGGGCAAAGGTTGTCCCTTTGGTAAAGGTGCGTTAGACGCGATGTATTTAGTGCGATACGAGCGGAGAACCGGGACGATGCGAGAAAACGGAAGTAACAAGGCGTTTGATTGGGGACATGAAAACGAACCGCTAGCGGTCGAATGGGTACGGAGCCAGTTAATGAATGAGATCAAGTCGTGTACAACCGATTTTAAAGACATTGTTTTCAATGAACCGTTTGAAGGATTCGGAGATTCACCGGATTTCTATGTGTACGGATTTGACGGGAAAGTTATCGCTCTGGGTGAGATCAAGTGCCCGATGTCGCAAGGAAAGATCGAATCGCTGCAATTCGGAAATGCCATCGACGAAAAGGACGAATATTATTGGCAATTCCTCGGACACTTTTTAGGTCGCCCGGACGTAGACAAATTGTATTATGTCATTTATGACGGCTATGTAAACGACGGTCGAATACTCGAAATGAATCGAGCCGATCACATGGAGAATATAAAGAAACTCTATGATCGAATCCGGTTGGCTAGCGAGATGATAGACGAATCTATCCGTTCCGGTCTGGATTTGCTTGATTGTGTCGATAAGGCAAAAGCGGTATTAGAATTAAAGATGCAGATCGAGGCGTTAAAGCCGGAAGCGAAAAACAGTGTTCCGGTAAAGAATCAGATTTATAAGATGCGGAAGGAATTAAAGAAACTGATGAAGAAAGTACCGTCACAACACTAACACAACATGATTAATTACATTTTTATAAACACTTTAATAAACACGAAATTATGAGTAGTAAGAACAAAGAAGAAATTTTAGATTGCATTCCTCTTTTGCATCCTTATTCTATGGATGAAATTTATACTATGCTAAAAAGACATGGGTGTAAAATTTCACATGAAGAAACTTATAATCTTGTTGAAAAAAATCTATATAAAATCAGAGATAAATATGTTAGAATGACAGAATATCGCTCATTTGGTAATTCTACATCTATAGAAAATATTAAAATGTCCGATGGATGCCTAACGTGTACGCTGACAGAGGTTAGCACATTAGAACAAAAGATTGTAGACAAAATAAAATTCGCAGAGAAATATAATATTCCTTATGAGGGTTTGATCGAATTAATTAAAGAAATGAATTTATTATGAACACTTGGTTTTTATGTAAAATCCGTTACGAGAAGGTAATGGAGAACGGGATGCAAAAGAAAGTCACTGAACCGTATTTAGTCGATGCACTAAGTTTTACCGAAGCAGAAGCGCGAATAATCGAAGAGGTAACGCCGTTTATCTCCGGTGAGTTCACCGTGTCCGACATTTCCCGCGCACATTATAGCGAGATATTTACGAGCGAAGAGGATTCCGCCGATAAATGGTTTGCCGGGCGACTCGCTTTCACTACGCTTGACGAGAAAAGCGGCAAGGAGAAACGGACTTATACAAACGTACTCATACAGGCGGCGGACATTCACGACGCAATGAAGAAACTCGACGAAGGCATGAAAGGAACGATGGCGGATTATTCTTCGATTCTTCTCAAAGAAACGGCGATTGTAGACGTTTATCCGTATGAAGCGAAAAAATAAATACTTTACCAAATAATATTATTAACCAATAATGCCGCCGAAAAGGACGGCGTGAGGTGAAAGCCCTCGTATTTAAGTTTAATGTTCTACGTCTAATCAGCGTAGTGAATATCTGGTTAGACGACAAATAATTTTAAATATATGGCAAAGTATAACAATGTAAAAATAGACGGATACGACTCTAAAAAGGAATATCGACGCGCTAAGGAGTTGAAACTACTCGAAAAGAAGGGGATTATAACCGGATTACAAGAGCAAGTAAAATACGAGCTTATTTCGCCTCAATATCGTTTCTATGAAGTGCAGGGAGTGCGGAAGATGCTACGTAAAAAGAAGCTGATCGAACGAGGAGTTTACTACATTGCTGATTTCGTTTATTATCGGGATGGTGAGTATATCGTCGAAGATACTAAAGGTGTTCGGACAAAGGAGTATATAATCAAACGTAAGCTCATGCTTTACGTTCATGGAATTAAAATAAAGGAGGTATAAGAATGGTGAAGAAAACAGCACAAAAGCAAGTAAAACACGATTGTCGAACGTGTCGCAACGGAGGAAGAGAGAATAATTTTATTTGCTATTGTTCCGTCCTGAAAGTAGGACGGGCGATCGGGATAAGGATTTGTAGTTATTATGTCGCTCGATAGACTTTATAAGTGTGATGAATATAGACGGATATACGCTAACCGAAAAGATGCGAAAAGCGCGACGACGTTTCAGATTTACCGCCACCGAACAAGCCCTTTTTTACGAATTAGTGGCTATTTGTAACGGCGAAGATTGGAGGGACGTTTTCGATTGCTCGAACATTGAACTTTGTTTTGCGCTTAACGTGAATGAGAAAACACTAATAAAAGCCCGTGAGTCTTTAATAAATGCAGGATTGATTTATTATAAATCTGGTAAGAACAAACGTATTATAAGCTCTTATTCTTTCGTGAAGGAATTTAAAACCACTGTAACTACTACTGTAAATTTTACAGCCAATCAAACAGCCAATCAAAC